ATGAACTACAGCGCAGCAGACATTGAAGCCATTTGCGAGCTCGAGGACTACTCCCACTTCCGCGCTGAGCTCGTTGAAATCTCACCGCAAAGCTTTACGCTCGAAGAGCTCAAGGAGATTCTCGGAGACATGATTCGAAGCAAGGTCGCTCTGGAAGACAGCATGCGAGAGCACTTCGCAATGCTCGGAGAGCTCGAGCAGACCCAGCTGCTCGACATGCTGGGAGCCAGCGGCTGCAAGGACCGCGACTGGTGGTACCGGATGCTCATGGATGGTCCGGTGCACAGGGAGTTCCCGACAATCTGAAGCGAATAAGAAAAGACAGCATGCCCCGCGAATATGAAATCGCGGGGCTTCTTAATGAATGTGGGAGACAATGGCCCCCATGAACAGCGGTCAAATCGAAGAAAAATGGAGATCTCAGTTCGCGTCGAAAACGTATACCTCATACCACAGAGGGGATAGCGACGGCATTAGCTTGGCATATAGCCTATCTTGTCCACGCCTACGATTCCTCGCCTGTCGTAGCTGATGCTGATGGTATGGGGGGAGGCGCGCTTAACAGAGGCTGTCCGGGTTCTTCCAAGACGGACATCTGCGCTAGCCAAGTTGGCACTTTTCACCGAGGCCTTCTTGATTCCCAATCTGTCCTTTGTCCCCTCGGGTAGCTCGTAGCTCTGCCGAACCAGCCCAAAGAAGGTGAACCCAGACTCGTTGGCAAGACTCAGCACGAGAGACTTCGCCGGGGAGAACGCGAGACCGCCCGCAGCAGACCCGACAAGAGAGCCAATGAGCATGGGGATGGCAGCGCCACCCGAGACAACGGATGCTACCCCGGCGCCGACCAAAGAGATTGCAGAGACGAATGCACCCTGTGTGAATCCGTCCATGAGCTCCTTTTGGGTCTTCTGTCCGTTCGCGACGAGGAATGCATCCCTGCACGTTTCGACGGTAAGTACGACAAGTGTCCCGATAACTGCTGGCCCCATGGACCTGCTCGCCGCTCTCATGATTCCCTGTCCGAACATGCCCTTCGCAGCGGCGGCGGTGATTGCCGCAGATGCCGAACCGTTGATAAAGCCCGTTGTTCCCCCGTCTAAAGTGGCGGCACCGATGGTGCGGATGTCCTCCTCTGTCAGCTCTCCCTCGGTAACAAGCTTGTCTATGGCACGATAGATCTCCGGGGCAACTTTTAAGGCGGCAGAGACAGCGGCAGCTGTTGCGCCCGCCTTGAGAGACTGTCTCAGCAGGTGCTGGGCCTCGACGAGCTGGGCCGGAGTCATGCCGTCGTCCATAGAATCTAGGTGATTGCCACTGCTCACCTCGATGGCCTTCTTTCGCGCCTCGTCTACTGTCAGCGCCTTCCCCTCGACGCCGCCTTTACCTCTCACGCGGTCTACGAGTCCGTCGGCAACCTTCTCCCACCTCTGCACCTCAGCATCCTTGCCGAGCGCCTTGCTCCTTGCGAGAAGCTTGAAGGCCTCCTGCCGACAGTCTTCGAGCTTATCGGGAGCAACGAGACCAAACTGTCCTTCGTAGAGAAGGTCGGAGGGGCTTGCGCCGGCCCTTCCCTTGAGCGTCGCCCACTCATTGAAGCTTAGTCTCGCTGAATCGGCTGATGCCTTGTACCGGTCGAAAAGAGTGGTACCGAGCGTCCTGACAGTCTGATAGGGGCTTTCGTAGACCTTAAGTTGGTATGCAGAGCCAGGTCCCGCAACATCGACCGAGCCGAGGTCGTGCGAGTGAAGAACCTCGAATCTCACATCGCTTCCCTTGACGGCGGCGTCGATGTTCGCCGTCCCAGCGGCATACTCCTCAGCGAGGAATCCCTTGAGGGACTCCTGGGCCGGCTTTGTTGCCTGATAGTAGTCGTATGCGTTCATCCGACGGTAAAGCTCGTCTATTGCCGCCTGGACGTCGCGAATGTAGTTGACGCCAACCTCCGCGCCAAGATGGCCGCCGCCCTGTCTGAGAACGAAATCGTAGCCGCGTTCGAAGTCATCCATCTCACGCCTCCGCGAAACCACGCATCTTCTCGGTGTAGAAAAGCTTGACAGCGAACTGGTACTTCTGATCCTCGATCTCAGCACCTTTTGTGGCAAAGATGGTGAGGTCGTCAACTCCATGTTTGATAAAGCCGCCGATTCCCTCGAAGAAGCCCCCGATGACCTCAAGTGGGTTGTTGGGACCGTCCTTCGAGTCAGTGTCCGCCACGTGGAAGTCGGCGAGAAGGTCGGGGAAGTCTTGGCCGTATGACCGAGCGAAAGCAAGAAAATCCCAATACTGCTCGCGAGTCCCAGGACCTGAATCGACGGCGATGGAAGCCTGCTTTCCACTGACGAGGATATGGACGCCGCCACCCTCGATCCTGTCAGTCGACTGGGCATTGAGGGCCTCAATGTAGTCACGAGCAAAGCCAGGGTCCCCGACGAACACGACCTTCTGGTCGGACGTGAGCGGGTTGTCGTTGAAGAGCCGCTCGTTGTAAATGACGGTGCGAATCGACCCGTCAACTGGGCCGACAACGTGATCACGATCCTTATCGTCGGCGGTACCCACGAGGTTGTGAAGCAGCTTCGAGTATTTGCCGCGCCCATCGGCTTCCACGATGACAATGGTCTCGGGCTCTGGGATACCGAACATCGCGCCCCCTAAGAAGCGAAGGATTAATACAAAGATTATAGATTCTGCACGGATGTCCTGCCACGTACGCCGGAGGGGTGCCTTTTAGGAGCCCTTCGCAGTGAGGTACCCCGCACCACCCGCGCCGTCGATCCTCATGTACTGGTAGCCCGCGCGCGAGCTCGCGTAGGTCGTGCCCGCCCCACCCACGAGCGACGTGCACTGGTAGAACGTCTGGAAGCCGGAGACGCCGGACGCGGGCAGCGCCCAGTCCGAATCTACCCAGATTGTCACGAGCGCCGAGCACCCGCCGAAGGTGTACGTCAGGTCCTCCAGAGACGACGCGTCGAGCCCGGAGAGGTCGATCTCGGTGAGCCCCTCGCAGCTGTTGAAGGTGTGCTGCATCTCCCGGACGCCGTGGAGGTTCCCCATGCCGGTCACCTCGGTGATGGCCTGGTGCCCGTAGAACCAGTAGTTCGTGTTCACGTGGTCGTAGGTCGCCATGTCCGCCGCGGCGGTCACCGTCTCCACGTCGTGCCGGTGGTCGTACCAGGGCTGGTATCCCACCGAGTTGTACCGAGCGTTCGCGCACAGGTGACCCGACGACACGAGCGCCCGCCCGTCCTCCGGCTCGGTCGCGGCGGTCAGCACGAGCTCGCCGTCACCGTAGAGGAAGCAGCGGAACCACTCGCGCTCGTCCTCGGACCCGTCCGTGTGGGTCAGCACGCCGGTCGTCTCGAAGTGCAGGTTCAGGTGGTCGTCCGTCCGCTCCGGGACGTAGCCCCTCTCCCCGACGAGGCGCCCGCAGCCGCTGAACATGAGGGTCCCGCTCTCGACGTGCGCGTAGAAGTTGTCGGCACGTATCGTCTCCAGCGAGCCGCAGCTCACGAACATCTGGTTCATGTTGGTCACCGTGACGAGGTGGCCGAAGCCCGTGACCTCCACGAGGTTCTCGCAACCGTGGAAGAGGTAGGCGGCGCTCTCGAGGCCGCTCTCCTCCATGTCCTCGTTGATGACGGCGCGCGTGACGGAGAGCTTGTCGTCGCTCCAGGGCCTCGAGCCAGCGGACGAGTAGCCGGCAGGGTCCACCTCCCACGCCTCGAGGATAACGGCTCCCGGCACGTCGGATGAGCGCCCGTCGCGGTAGTTGAACTCGAGCGTGCCGTCCGCGAGCAGGAGTGCCCGGATCTTCACTCCCACGTCCCACGAGAGTGCAAGGATCGCCGGCGCCATCTCGCCCGGCGTGTACGTCTCCGTGAGCCCGTTCTGCGCGCGGATCGCGTCGGCGATGGCGTCGAAGACGGAGTCCGATACCACGCCCGTTCCGGACGTCGCGGGCGCCTGGTAGGGCGTCCCGGTCTTGGTTCCGTCGAGCGCGAGCACCGCCACCGCCATCTCGGAGGGCAGGTAGGTCGCAGTCCCTCCGTTCTGCGTGCGGATCGCGTTGGCGATGTCGGTGAGCACGCCCTTCTGGATCGTTCCCACGGCCATCAGAACTCCACCCCGCTCAGGTCGTCCAGCGCCGCGATTTGCTGCGCCACGTACTCCTTGGTCGCGTAGGCCGAGAGGTCGGGCGTCGCCCCCGGTGCCCCGTCCTCGCCGTCCTGCCCGGGCGCGCCCTGCGGCCCCTGCTCGCCGGCCTCGCCCTTGAGGCCTGAGAAGGCGAAGGCGAACGTGCGCGCCCCGGGGGTGCCGCCGAGCGTCACGGTCACGGAGGGCGTGCCCGTGGAGGCGTCCACCGTGGCGGTGGCTCCCGTGATTTCGGCGTCAGCCCCGTCCTGGCCGTCGGCGCCGGGAGCGCCGTCCTGCCCATCAGCCCCGGGGGCTCCGTCCTGCCCGTCGGCCCCGTCCTCGCCGCGCAGCCCCTCGAGCTGCTCGGCCGTGAAGTCATCGAACGTGAACGCGTCGCCCTTGGGGCCGCGCAGGTCGGCGGAGCTCGTGCCGCTCCCGCTCGTGACGGTGAGCACCGAGCCCGCCCACGAGTGCGTGCAGCCCACGCCGTCAGCCCCAGGCGCGCCGTCGCTGCCGTCGGCGCCGGGCGGCCCCTGCACGCCCTGCGGCCCGCGAAGCGCCTCCAACTGCTCGGCGGTGAAGTCTGTGTAGAGGAACGGGTCCCCCTTTTCGCCCTTCTCGCCACGCAGCTCCTCGATCTCCTCCTCGGTGAGATCATCGAGCGTCATCTTGTCACCCTTCGGCCCCTTGAGCGCCGCCAGCTGCTCTGAGGTGAAGTCAGCGTACGTAAAGGCATCGCCCTTCTCGCCGCGCTCGCCGGCATCGCCCTTGTCCCCTTTCGCGCCATGGAGGAGCGTGGCCGTGGTCGTGCCGCTGGCGTCGGTCACGGTCACCACCGCGCCCGCCTCGGTCTGCGTCACCGTGGCGGTCGGGCTCACTCCGTCGACGCCGTCCTTCCCGTCAGCACCAGGAGCGCCATCGGCACCGTCCTTGCCGTCGACGCCCGGAGCCCCGTCCTTCCCGTTGGCACCCGCAGGGCCAGGCATTCCATCCACCCCATCAAAGTCACCCCGCTGGGCAGCCGCCAGCAGCTCCTCCTTTGCCTGTGTCGCAGCCGTCGCAGCTGCGTTCGCCGCGGCAACGGCACCAGAGGCACCAGCAGCAGCCTCGACCGCCTGCTCCGCCGTTGCCACCGCGCCCTCGGCCGTCGCAACCGCCTCCTGCGCCTTGGTGACAGCCTCGGCAATGAGCGCATCGGCGTTCTCATACTTCTGTATCGCGTCAAGAAAGAGCGAGAACCCGTCCTCGGACTCAGCGCCGCCCACAAGCACCTGCTCCACGCGCACCTCGAACGCACGCGTCGAGATTGCTCCCCCATCGGGAAGAGACACCATCACCTGGCAGTCGACAGAGCCCTCAGCACACGCCATGGCGGCAGGATAGAACACTGAGAACGCGCCCACCTCAGCGTCAACCTCATCGAACGGCTCGCACCCTCGCTCGCGCGTCGCACGATGACGCCACAACAGGTACACACTCGCGCCCGAAAGGTCGACCGCCTCACCGTCCCGCCTCACCGAAAGAGCGATGCCGCGCCCCTCCGCATCGGCGGGAGAGGCAACCAAGGCGCCCGCAAACACGTCATCGCAGGACTCCCAGACCAGCTCATGCAGGCCGAAACCATCAAGACCAGCCATCAGAACTCCACCTCGCTCAGGTCATCAAGCGCGGCTATCTGCTGCGCAACATACTCCTTGGTCGCCAGCGCGGGCACCTCGCCGCCGGCAGCCACGCCCGCTGCCTGCTCGATGGCGGCCACGCTCGCGCCCACGGCGGCAACGGTATCGCCCGCAGCGCCCGCCGCGTCCTCAACCGCCGCCACCCGAGCCTCGACAGAGCTGCGCTCTGCAAATGCTGTGCGCGGGGCAACGCCTACCGAGTAGCGTGCTTCCACAGCATCGCCAAAGAGCCGCACGCGCCGCACCACCCGCGCCCGGAGGCGCCATGCGGGATCGCGCGACGAGTCCACCACCGCGACCTCGTCCCCGAGTCCAACAAAGACAGCACCCGAAAGCGCCACGGCGTCCACCTCGTAGCTCACCAGCGGAGCGCACGTCTCCACAAGAGCCTCCTGCGTGCGGGCGAGAAGAACCTCGGGGTCCTCAACATCCGCGAACGTCACCTCTCCAAAGCGGTGCACGCGGCCGCCCGAGCCGTCTGGCAGGCCCCACAGCAGCCTCGCTTCATCGTCGCCGACCCAGTCGACACCACCGTTCACCTCACCGAACGTGAGCTTGCGCCGATACCCGCCCGTGAAGGCGCCCGTCTCGTCCACCACGGGCAACCCGGCCCCATAGCCGTAGAGCGCCGTGAAGACCTCGTCCTCAGCAACCGTGCGCGTGCAGCCCGTCATGTTCCGCCCGTACTCGAGCCGCGCCCCGCGCCACGAGCCCAAAGCCGCCACCGCACGCACGGTACGCGACGACACGTGACCGCCAGACACCACGATCGCAGGCTCGACCTCGCATCCCCACACCTCGCACGCGCGACGGAGCGCCGCGAGCCGGTTCACGTGGTAGAGGTAGCAGTCATGGGTGTCAAACCATCCCAGCACGGAAGCCTGCCAGCGCGTCCCCTCAAGCACGACGCCCAGCGCGCCATAGAGCCCCAGGTCCGACACCCGCTCCTCCTCGACATAGCTGCCAAGGAGGTCGCACAGGCTCGACTCCGCGTACACCTCGCACGTAGCTCCCAGCGCCTCGTCAGTGCGCACCACCACGTGCTCGCGCCATCGCCCGTCCTCGGGATCTCGCCACAGGATGCGGTCGTACTTCTCGGGCGTCTCCAGACAGAGGAACAAGAGCACGTCTTCGCCGCCCAGCTCCTCGCGATGCTCCACCGCACCGGCCGGATGCAGAATCCCGATGCGCTCGTCAGCGCGGTCAAACCAGAAGAGCGTCGGCGCCGCGCCACCCATCAGAGCCATCTTTCTGTGAAGTTTGCTGTGAAGTCCGTGCATCCCGTGAAGGAGAGCTCGTGCGAACCCGGCTCCAGCCAGAAGAAGTCGCTCTCCAGCGTCACGTCGGCATCGGCCGCCGCTCCGTCAACCAACGCGCGCCCTGCGGCACAGTCGACAACGATCTCCTCACCGCCAAGAAACACCCGCTCCACCTCAACGCACGCACTCGTTCCAACATCCTCGACAACCACGCCATCACCAGCCGAGGCCTCCATCACGAACGTCGGCCACGTCCGATACGTGCCGCCAACGAGCAACGACAGCCCCGCGCTGCCCGCAGCAGCCAACTTCTCCTGCTCCTGTCCCCACGCAACGGGATCGAACGCCGTGAACACCAGCTCGCAGGAGCCATCCTCGAAAAGGTTGTCCCACGACCCCGCGTCCGTGCACACGGCATCGCGGTAGACGAGTCCCGGCTCCCCGGGAAGCTCCAGGTCACTCCCGGCATCCGAGGCGAGCCATGAGGCCGCCTGGTGCCGCACGGCGGAGAGCCCCTCCACACCCTCGTCATCCGCAAGGTCGAGGAACAACCGCACGTTCAGCACCTTGGGCGGGATACGTGTGGAAAGAAGAACCGCACCGGCACGGCCGGGCACCTCAGCGGCCTCTACGGAGATGCCATGCGCCGCGGGCAGCACCACCTCAGCCGTCGAGAAGGACGAGAAGTCGTGCCCTCCAAACGTGATGGATCGGGCCATCAGAGCCGTCCCCTCGCGCGACCGTAGGACACGGCCCGACGCTGCTCGCGCTCAGAGAGCTCCTCGTCTCGAAAGCGGCTGCCCGAACGGCTCAAGCAAATGTTGGCAGGAAGGTCGCGCCTATCGCGCCAAGCGCCCCGGCCATCATCTACCACGGCTTTTGACTCCTTTCTGACAGTCATATCTCCCTCGCAACCGTCAGCCTCACCGTGAATGCCCACACGAAGCGCCCGCTCGAGTCGCGCTCCCTGAAGGTCGGCGCGTCCGTGTCGATGCCCAGAATGCGCACCCCGGAGCCCTCTGCGTTCCACTCGGAGCGCCCAGACGAGCGCACAGCCGCTTCGCACAGAATCGCGACATCGTACGCGGCAGCATCCGTTTCGCGGACGGCAAACACCTCCACCGAGGCGACTCCGCGTTCCTCGCCGTCTTGGCGGCTCTCACGCGAGAAGCCCGCCCAGCGAACCACGACGGGCTGTTCGCTCAACAGTGCGCTTGGCGCGATACAGAACACGTCACCGACTCCCGCCGCGCGCAGCATCCCCGCCACGGCATCCACGACCGCCCTCATCGCAGCTCCACTTCCCAGTGGTGCACGCGTCCGTTGAACCCCTCGAAGCGCGAAACCTTAGCAGCCACGTACGACCTCCCATGCACCTCCACGCGCGAGCCCGCGGGAATCTCGAAAGCACCTGCGCTCATGACGGCATCCACGAAGAGCGTGCCCGCCCCGGCGTCCGCGCTGCGGTGCGCATTGGCGACCACCGACTGTGCCCGCTCGAACCTCACGTGCGAGATGGCGCGCGGCTCGCCAAAGCCGCCATCGACCGCCGGCTCGCGCACTAGGCACGAGTCCGACAGCAGCCTCGCGGGTATCGGACGCAGCCACGCCATCAGCGCACCCCGCAGAACAGGAGCCCCGTCCCAGCAAGTTCTTTCTCGCAGGCGTAGGTCGCCTGCTCCTCACCGGTGGTTCCCCGGTTGTCGTAGTGCGTCACCGAGAAGGACCCGATCTGGAAGCCGCCCACCTGTCCCTCGCCAAACTCCGCGAACGCCTCGGCTGCCGCGCAAACCGCACGCCGGTACGCAAGCTCGTCCGCATCACACGCAGGCACGCATCCGCCGCAGAGCCACCGCACGTGACGCTCGGCTGCGGGGAGCGCTTCCGTAAACGCCTCCACGCCCATCCCGCCGCCATACGTGTCGCGATAGAAGCCAAAGTCCACAGACGTCGCACCCGCACAGCCCACAGCGAACCCCCTACGCCAGCGGAGCCACAGACGCATAGACGCCGTCAAGCTTGTTGTCGAGCAGCTCCACGATGCCGTACTTGCGGTACTTCATCATGTAGGAGTCGAGTGTCTCCAGCTCGTCGGGGCTGAACACGCGGCTCGCCACGTGCTTGTCGAACTTAATCACGGCGCTCTTCTCCACCACGAGGAAGTTGATCGGTGCGCCTGCGCCCACGAGCTCGTAGTACGTGGAGAGGCCGCTCTTCTGCGGGCTCGCCACCTTGGAGTAGGTACCGGAGCTCTCGGTGTAGTAGGTCTTGCCGCTCACGACCTCGGTGTCGGAGGTGAGCTCGTAGGCACCTTCGGCGGGCGCGTAGCCAAACTGGTCCTCGTCTCCGGAAAGCAAGTCGATGTGCGAATAGAAGCGCACCTGCGGAACCTCGACGATGCGGGAGAACCGCTCGAGCACGCGGTTCGAGCGCGTCGGGTTCGCAAGGCTGAAGTCATCCAGCACGCCCTTGAGCGTCGGCGTGATGAAGAGGTAGCGCGAGCCCGTGGTCACCTGCGCCTCGTCCATCGCGTTCGTCGCTGCGCGCAGGTCGGCAAGCACGTCCTCCGCCTCTGCGTCGGAATAGTCGGTCGTGGCAGTGGAGACGCCCTCGTGCCCTGCGATCTCGGCAAAGGTGAAGGCGTCGGCCTCCGGCGCCACCTGCGTGCGCTGGAGCTCGGAGCCAGCCTCGACAAAGCAGTCGAGCACGCCGGCCTCCTCCACGTCCATGACGTCAGCCAGAAGGCGGATACCACGGTCGTAGTTAAACGTCTTCGTCTCGAACTCGTAGGTGATGCTGCCGGTCTTGTAGCCCACGTTGCGTGTGTAGTTGCCAAGGCCGGATACCTGGATCTTCGGAACCATGATCTCCTTGGCATTGCGCCCCGCGCGCACCATGCGGCGCGGGCTGTTCAGGCACGCGGAGACCGCCGCGCGCTGGTACACCTCGTCGAGGACGGTCGTGTAGTTCCTGACGGATGCGATGCTGTTGGCCATCTGCTACTCCTCGTCCGCGATGCCCGCGATCTCGCGCCACCGCTTCATCGTCTTGCCCTCGTCGGATGCGGCCCCCGCGTTGGGGAGGCCGGTCTTGCCGCTCTGCTTGGGCTCCGCTCCCCCGAACAGCCAGGGCTCGGCTTCCTTCAGCTTGGAGACGTCACCGCCGTGCTCGTCGAGAAGGGCGCGGGCGGCCTTGACGCTCTTAGCGCCGGCCATCGTGAGCTCGAACTCGACACGCTGCTCTTCGCCCTGGCGTCGCAGCTCGTCCATCTCGGCGCGCAGCGCCTCGGCTGCCTCGGCAGTCTTTGCCGCCTCCGCGATTGCTCCCTCCAGCTCCGCAATCTTGGCGTCGCGCTCGGCGAGAAGGGCCTCGTAGTCCGTGCTCGCATCAGCAGCACCGCTGCCCCCAACCGTCAGCGGCTCCTGCGTCGCCTGCGGCTCCGGCTCGCGCGCCGTCGTGCCTTCCGTACGCTCCGGCCCCTGCGAGCCAACCTCATCACCGGCCATGTCAACCGCCTCTCAGCTTATGGCCGATAAACGAAATCGGCCCCCTAATACTGCCAAGCAGCTTAGAGGGCTGTCACAAAGCAAAAAACGGATAGGAGGTGCGCTACTCGATTCCGAGAACACGTTTCCAGTTCTTCGGGAATCCCATCGGCGCAAGATTTACAGAGGGGTGCCGGTCGACGCAGGCGGCGAGCTCGTCACTGAGAGGCCCCCACTCCTCCGGCCAAGACTTCTCGTATATCCTGCGGAGCACCAGAAAGGTCGGAAACTGCTTGTTGGCGTCCCGTCGCCTGATACGCCTCTCGTCTTGCCTGAGAAGCGATGGGCGGATGGTCATCACGCGGTTGTAGAACCGGTCGTGATGGGCCGCGATGTTGCGGACCGTAGTCAGGTGGTGCACCCAGCTCTTCAGGTAGTACGGATTCGTGCCGAAGGCCTCTGCGACCGCCGCCTGCACCCCCTTGGATCTCTCGCTCGAACCAGTGCTGGGGCAGAGGTTCCCGTAGAGCATCGAGAGCGTGCCGAACGACATGCTCTCCACCGCCGCCCAGACCGGGAGCTTCCCGTACTTGTCCATGTTGTGGACCACGCAGGGCACGCCCTGATCGCGCGCTCGGTCCCTCTCGCGCTCGAAGTTCGAGATTGCCCTCCGAAAACTGGAGCGGCTCCTATAGTTCCCAGCGTCGAGATATGCCCCCGCGTCGCACAGGTTGGCAAAGTGGTAGGCGAACTGAGTCCTCAGCTTTATCTCGATGGGCGCTATCGCACGCCAGAGCCACGCGCGGAGCTCCCGGTCGAGCTGGTAGATCTCCCAGACGTCGTCGAAGCTCGCCCCCTCGACGAAGGAGCCGTCCCGCTCGAGCGTGAGCCAGTACCCGCGGAGGCGATAGTAGTTCAGCTCGCGAAGCCGGGCGACGGCAAACTCCTCGTCCGACACGAAGAGGCCCCGTCCCTCCATCTTGGAGAGCTGCTCCTCGTAGGTTGTAGCGTCAGGGAGTGGAGAAAAAGATGACCCCGCCTGGTTCGCTGTTCCCGTTGGGACTGAAGCGTGCGGGGTACTGTCAGTACGATTTATACCACCGTTCGCCACGTCCATGCAAGCCGAGCCCTCGCAAGCATCGGTGACCGGATCAACTTCCATCAAGTGCCCACCTTACTTCCTCGACCTCATGGGGAGAGATATGATTTGTCCCTTCGGAGAATTTGCGGCCCTTCTGAAACTACCAAATAGCGTCATCATGAAATCCTCTGGCAGAGCAGTCATCTTGTTGAACTCATCTTCCGATCCGACGAGCGAGGTGGAGATGACCTCAAGACACTTTCTTGCCAAAGCAGGACGCTCGGGAGCCATCTCCTCGTCAAACGGCTCAATCTTGCGCCATCTACGACGGCTGATGGAAATGTACAGATTCCGATATCCCGCATCGTCAATGATGCCAAGGTCTCTTGTCCTGCGAATCATCGCCGATATAGAGGTCTTCCAGTATGGTTTAAGATCGCGGTATCCATCGAGACTTACCGTATAGAGCGAATCGACGAACTCTTCTTCCGGCAAAAGAAGCGCCGAGGCGAATCTATGCGCCTGTGTCTCAATGAGCTTGCAAACAGCGGGCGTTGCCAGAAGCGAGCTATCGATATTTCTGTGCAGAACAAGGTGTCCGAGCTCGTGAGCGCAGTCAAATCTCCAACGGCAAGCATTTCCCTGGTCAGTCCCCACGACCACATACGGATGTGCCTCGTTCCAGTCGACAGATAATGCATCAAGGGTGTCAGCGCCAAGGGGCATCATAAAAACGAAGACACCATGCCTCTCAAGAAGGCCAATCATATTGTCTATGGGACCAGCTGGCACGTCCCATGCAGCCCGAACAGTTGCCGCAGCCTCCTCTATCAGCTCATCAGTGATCAGGAGAGGGTCGCTTGGAATCTCCATGTCGAACGGGGAGAACTCGGGCAGGTCAAGCATGGATTCAAAGTATGAAACGCAATCATCAATCCACTCCAGCTTGCTCTCGGCAGCATCTCGCGCCCGCTTGGTTGCCGCCGACATCGATCTGTAGAACACGGGCTTATCCGAACCATGGTCTACCCAAGGCCTGTAAAGCAGCTCTACAGGAACCTGCAAGAACTTGACGATGCGTTCGACCACCTCCTGGGAAGGGGTAGTCGAGCCTTTCTCGTACTGGGAGACTGCCTGCGAGGTCTTTCCAATAAGTTGAGCGAGAGCCCTCTGCGTCATGGAACGAGCCCTGCGAGCCTGCGCGAGTCGTCTCCCTTGAAATCCCAACTCAGGCATGCTTCCTCAACAGTCCTTCCTTTGGCTTGATGTCGAAATCATCAAACACAACCGCTTGAGTGGTGGCAGATTGTACAGCCACTTTCGAAAGAAGGTCTATACGGTGAGTAACATCCTCAGGCGAAATCCCAATCTCTTGGAGTTCGATTCGCTGGATGAGGTACCGCTGTCCCTTAGCTCGGAGTGAATAAGCAAGGATTAGGGCTCGCACGTCGTCATCATAAGCAAAGCTACGAGTGTCATCCAAGTCAAATAGGCGCAGCTGGGCAAGATTGCACCGCAGCCCTGAAGGGCGGGTTACATTGCGCTTGCCATACATCCGCGCAACCGTCAGCACGGTTCCGCCGGCCCTGATGACTGGACTATGGTAGCGCTGCCGCTCGGGCTTCTCATAGGTGCACTCGAGCCCACTGGCTGCAGCAAGGCCTGCGACTGCCTCGTTAATCTTCGCGCGACAGTAGTCGCCCACAACATCACAGCTGGACATGTCGGCAAAGTCCGCCCGACAGTGGCTAATTCCCGCCTTGAATCCGGTACGGACTGCCCTCACTGCGTGCTCAACAAAATCGGTGCCGCCGAGCGGCCTCAGAATCTCGAGGTCATAGGGGGTGTACAAGGGGCATTGAATCAACGCTGCCTCCTAACATCACTATACGATGTAAGTATCATAGCAATAATTCTACAAAAATGAAAGTCGTTGTGTTAATCTGAATTACCCTGAGCGCTGAGCTGACGTAGCGAGGTAATTCCATTCCCTCTCCCTTTCGCAACTCGCACACATCACTCACCCGCAAGCTTCCCCCCGAACGCCTCCTCGACGAACTCCGCCAGCCTGCCCTCCTTTGCGAGCTCGGCAGAGTCCGCCATCACGAAGTTGGTCTCGCAGCCCCCGCCGACCTCGTTGTCGTAGCCGAGGATGTAGTGCGTCGAGATCTGGTAGATGATCTCCGTCGGGGCGATGCCGAAGACCTGCCTCTCGAGGATGTGGTCGAGCCGCTCCCTGTCATCCGGGATGAGCTCTCGCATCCTCGGGCTGTTGTACAGGCGCTTGATGACCTCGGTGACGTAGATGCCGGACTTCATGTAGAGGTCGGCGAAGGTGTTGCCGGGGTCGTCGAAGCACCCGGGGTTCTCCCGCTCGAAGAGGTCGAGCATGCGCGCCACAACGCGGCGGGGCGTGAAGATCTGGTTGGTCCTCTGCGGGGGCACGTAGTCGAAGATGTCCTCGTCCTGGCCCTCGTCGAAGTAGTTGGCGAGCCTGGTGCGCAGCGCGATGAACTCCCGCACCGAGTCGTCGAACACCACGGGGTCGAAGAGCTGACCCCCGAAGTGGACGACCTGGCCGGTCTCGGGGTCCGTGACGTCCCCGCCGTCGCGCAGCAGCCGAAACTGGTCGACGGTGACGCTCGTGACCTCCTGGAACACGCTCGCGGGGATGATCCGGTCAAAGTTCGAAAGCGTCGTGCCCTCGTCGCCGTACGCCATGAGGAACGACGGTATCGTCCGCGAGAAGCCGCGCAGGTGGTCGCGGATGTTCCCCTCGAGGGTCTGCTTCTTCGCCTCGCGCCTAGCGGTCTCGACCTCGCGCACGACCGTCTCCCCGGCGCTCCTCACGAGCTCGCCCCGGGCGTCCCTCAGGTTGCTGACGAGCTCCCTGCGGGCATCCTCCAGCCGCTCGTCGTGCCTGCGGTTGATGCGGTCCGCCTCCTCCTGCGTCTCGGCGCCCTCGAGCTCCTGCTCGCGCTCCCGCTCGATCCTGTTGCGCGCGATGTTGAAGCTGCCGACCTCTCGGTTGAGCTTGATGTCCACGTCCGCCTTGATGCGTCGCTCCACCTTCCTCTGCTGCGCGGGGCGCATGTCGGAGCCGTAGCTCTGCCTCGCCGCCTCGACGAGGGGCTCGGCGATGCCCGAGCTGAAGGCGCGGGCGAGCTCGTCGAGGAAGGAGTCCTCGGGGTCGCCGGCGCCCTCGGCGGAGATGGAGTCGACGGCGCCGTCGAACTCCACGGCGATGTCGCCGTAGACCTTGTCCCCGAACAGGCTCTCGGCGAGCCCCACGACCTGCTCGCGGGGGACGTCGACCTCCCCGTTCTCGTCGAGGTCGAGCTCGTCGGCGGTGCCGGAGCGCACCCCGAGGTCGTCGGAGGGCGTCTTGTAGGGCTCCATCCGCTGCAGCACCTCGATGACCTCGGCGGGGGCGTGGAAGACGCTGCCGATGTTCTGGAAGAGGAAGTCGCTCATGAAGCCGCGGCGCACGACCTCGCGCGACCTGATCTTGCGCGGGATGGAGAGCACGCGCTCGGCGTCGAGCTCCACCATCTCGCCTCCCTCGTCCTCGCCGATGACGGGGAAGAAGTTGAGCAGCGTGCGGATGCGCCGTTTGCGGTCGTCGAGCGTGCCGCCGCCCGAGGCGGTGTCGGTGTAGAGGTCGTTGGCGAACTCCTCGAAGATGGTGAGCGTGCGCGCCGGGTCGAAGTCGAAGACGTAGGCGTTCTCCTTGCGGAGGTACTTTCCGCCCCTGCAGAAGAGGCAGGGGTTCTGGGCGCGGAAGGCGGCCTGCATGTAGAGCGAGGGGCTCTTCATGTTGGAGAGCATGAGCACCGCCGTCCACTCCGGGACCGTCACGCCGGTGGTGAGCTGGCCGACGGAGAGCGTGATGGTCCTGTCGTGGGAGGCTATCGCCGCCCGCACCCTGTCGAACGCGCGCGCCGTCTCGCCCTCGTCGTCGAGCCTGCCGTCGCCCGCCGCGAGCACGACCTCGTAGTCCCTGAACACGGGGTGCTTCCTCAGCTTCCGCGCCAGCGCGCGGGCGGAGTCCACGCGGTTCAGCATCCAGAGCGTGTGGCGCAGCTCGTCGCGCAGCTCCGGGGTCGAGAACGGGAACTTCCCCTGCGTGGTGAGCGCGTCGAGGAAGCGGTCGACGTCCTCGTTGTGCTGGAAGTAGCCGTTCTGGTTTGTCGCGAAGAACTCGTTCAGGTCGAACGCGTACTCGACGGTGTCGCCGTCGATGTCGCAGCCGCGCCTGACCTCGCCCTCCACGATGTCGGACATCTGGTAGGTGAACATGTTGAGCCGGGGCAGGTCGGCGTAGGGGTTCGGGAGCTCCGCGTCGCCCCAGTCGTGCTTCGCCCGCTGCTCGTCGGCGTAGGTCCAGTTGAAGATGGCGTCCTCGGGGAACTTCTCGTTCGCGATGGCCTTGAAGGGCGTCCCGGAGAGGTGCAGCGTGAACCTTCTTCTGATGTGGTCGAACGCCACGTCGGTCTTCATGGTGTCCACGCCCTCGTGGGCCTCGTCGATGATGAGGACGTCCCACTCGAGGTCGGCGACGTGGGCGAGCTTGTCGTACCTGCCGCCGAACTCGATGGAGCCCTTGAGGTCCTGCAGGCTGACGAACTCTACGAAGCCCCGCGGTCCGCCGTTGCGGAGATTCTCGAGATACTTGTCGCGCGTCAGGCAGTGCGGCTTTCCCCTGAGCGCGTCGACGGAGCTCACGAAGCAGAGCCCCGACCCCGTGCCAACGAACTTCACGTAGTCGTCGTACCAGGAGTTCGCGATGGCGGGGCGGTTCGTCACGATGAGGACCCTCTCGGCGCCGAGCCTCCGGCACAGGTCGTAGCTCGCGAGCGTCTTACCGAAGCGCGGCTTCGCGTTCCAGAGGAACTCGCCCCGTTCGTGGCTCCGGGCGTACGCCGCTGCCCGCTCGACCGCCTGCACCTGCTCGTCACGCAGGCGGTACTCCACGGCGGCGGGGGTGCCCGTGACGCCGTGGTTCTCGCGGAACTCGTAGAAGCGCATCTTCGCGGGCTGGGGCGCGATCTCAAACCACTCGGTCCCCGGCTCGTTGGCTACGTGGAGCCGCCTGAGGTAGGCGTGGAAGTCGGTGTCCTTGAACGTACCGGAGCCGTCCTCGTAGGTGGCGTTGCCGTGCCACTCTATGACGGCCCTCACGTTGGCGGTGTGCGTCTGCTGCCACACGCGCCGCTCGACGTCCTGCTCCGTATAGCCGATCTTCGTCCACCCGTCGTGGCGGGCTATCTCGGGGGTGGTGTAGGCGTAGATCTGCGGGAGCGCCGGGCGCGAGGTCTTGACCCTGCCCGTGATGTCGGCGAAGGACATGTCACTCCATCTCCTTCACGTTCGTCTCGATGAACTCGACCTCGCCGTCGTCGAGGCCGTACTTGCGGTACAGCTGGCGGTCGATGTCGGACACGGACTTCGACCAGTCGATGTCGGAGGAGGGGGTGAAGTCCTGCAGGGGAATCGTCCTCCAAACCTGCTGAGGACTGTGCTGTGTCACCTTCCTGGCTCCCAAGAGGGCCCTGAAAAACTTGGTCTTGTAGTATTTGGCAAGTGCTCGGGCCTCCTCCTCTGATGAGAACGGGCCAGCGTTGAGAAACGTGTCTGCTGAGCCGTCTCCAGGAAGACCTACAACGGGCTCTGCCAAGCGCTCGCCAAAGGCGCCAGATGCGTTTGCTTCCGGTATAAACAGCTTGTATGCGTCGAGGTATTCGTTGGCCTTTACATACCGCGCGTCAATGTACCTGTATTCGCGCTGGCCCCGAATACGTCCGAGCATACGAATATAAGACGCATCTCGGGGAGCTTGCACGAGAAACACGTCGGGCACCTTCTCCATGAAGCTGGATACGATTTTGGTTCTCGTTCCGCTGTTCATGATCTTTTGAACGTTGTCATTGTCGGCGTTCTCCTGGAAAAACGTGTCGGAAAACTTGTATAGCCGCTGGGAGGCAAAGATGCTGTCGAGCTTCTCTTTACCGGCCGTTGCCCTGCTTACGCGTCCGATTATTTCGTTCAGCGCAGGAAATGCGGTGAATACTCCTATCGCCCCATAGTCGACTCTTGAGTTGCGAAGCGTTACCGCCACGCCACCCTTGATGTCGGTGTTTGCAAACACCTTTGAGGAATCTGGTTCGTAGTCGACTACTGTAATGTGCGGGTCGTCGAGCATCTTCTCGTTCCAGCTTGGTAGCGTTTGCCCCGCGTTGAAGAGGAAGCGAGCAGGAGTGATTAGCTCAACGATGTCAGCGACCTCGTAGCAGGCATCCATGAACTTGTCATAGATGGGCTGAGCCCGAGTATTCCCCTCGCCGGGATCGGTTTGGTATGGCGGATTGCCAATCACCGCGTAGAACTTCTTCTCCATCGGACACGCCTTGCCTTTCAACGACACGTACTCAAACGGCTTTTCCCCTTGCCAGTCGTAGATGACGCAGAGCGGGACGGCGTCCCTGCCCCCTTGGTCCGTGGGCGGCGGCGCCCCGTCCCCAACGTCGTCGGCGCCGAGCGCGTCGAACAGCGAGAGCTGCACCGGCTCGAGGCTCGGCTCCTCGTAGTCGAAGAGCGTCGACTGCACGGGCGCGCCCGCCCTGGTGGTCGGGACCGCGTCCGTGAACCCGTTCATCTGCCAGAGGTTCCACGACACGACCCACGCCGCCCGCTCCACGTCGGCCTCGGGGGGCTCGGAGCCCCAGCGGTGGCGGAAGTGCTCGCAGAACGTCTCGAGCACGTTGACGCGGGCGATCAGGAGGTTGTCGCCCTGGAACTCGAAGCCGTACGTCGCCCTGAGCGCGGCGAGCGCCCACTTGAGCCAGTCGCCGGGAGTCCTGGTCCTCTCGGTCACGACGCGGAGCTTGCGGTCGAGGAAGCCGATGCGGTCCTCGACGGGGATCTCCTCGCCCGTCACCGTGTCGTAGCGCGAGCACACGAAGGGCGCCTCGCCGCACGTTATCTCGAGCCGCCTGCTCCCGACGTAGGCGCGCCAGCCGCGCCCCCGCGTCCTGGGGAACCTGATCTCGTCGCGGCTCGTGTCCCAGCCGCCGGGCGCCTCCGAGTTGAACGTCCCGTCCCGGCGGAACCACTCCCGGTCGAGGAGGTTGTTCATCCTGTTCACGAGCCACGAGGGCGTGAACACCTCCGCGCGCGTCTTCGTTCGCTGCGACTGGCGCTCCTGCTCCTTGGAGACCCGGGGCTTGATGACGCCGGAGCTCATGCCCGTGATTCTCCCCACGGCGATCTCGTCGTCGCCGCGATAGCCGTCCCCGAGGCGCTCGTACTCGCCGTCCGCCCAGATGATGTTCTTGCCGGTCGTGCGGTCGCAGAGCAGGGTCTCGAGCACGCGCGCGGGATGGCGCCGCTCGAACGACTCGACGAAGCCCGACGTGAGAAAGTGCGCGACACCTGGGGCGCCGTCGCATGTGGCAGCGTTATTCGAGCGCGACGATGCCATAGACGAGACACCCCCTACCAGAGACATAGCAGCGCAGCCGGAAATTCGCTCAGCGGGCTACGGGCAACCTATCGCGACGATTAGTGATTTTACCAAAGCAAACTGCCGTTCCAGGAACGGCCCGGCAGGAACATGACCTGAATTCCCCCAACCATCAATGTCGCACCGACCGTAAATCAAGCGGGCTGATGGACAGGAGGATATGTCTGCGCCGCCAGTCCTGGCCGTCTGCCCGGCCGCGCGCTGCGTCGACGGGGATTGTCCGCAGCCCGGCCGCCCGCGCTCCGGGTGCGCTGCCGGGCCGTTCGCGCCACGCGGCAGCCATGGCGCGTGCACGTCTGCTGGGACGGCCATGGGCGCAACCCGCGCGCGTCTTCACCACGGCTCCGGCAGCCCGCTGCGCGGTCTGCCTCCGCATGTCCGGGTTCAGCCGCGCGCGGCTATGCGCCCATGGCCTGTCGAAAGGTCAGTCGGCGCCATGTCAGCCGCGCGTCGCGCCCGTCCAGCGGCGCGCACCCTGCGCACGGCCGTCCGGTCTGCTGCCGCATGCGGGTCGTCCGCACGCACCCGGTCAGCCGTCCAGGGCGGGCGGCGCAGCGCTCGTGGCAAGAGCATGCGGTGCGCACGGGAGCCGCTGCGGAGAGGCCCCGCCGTCCCGTGTCCGCGCTACCGCGCGGAGCGGCGTTCGCCGCATCCCCTCGCAACCGTCACGCAGGGGGCCGCAGCGGCCACTGTGAAGCCCGCTACCGCCCCTCGGATGCAGCGGCGACACCCGACCCCGCACGCATCGCCGAGGCCGCCACAGGGCTGCCCAGCTCGCCCGCAAGTCTCCTCGCGGTCTCCTCGTCCTCGCCGTACCACTTGGCGCGGTACTCCCACGCACCCATGAGGCCCGAGGCCACCTCCGCCATGTCCTGCCGCTTCTCGGCGCTCGTGTCCGTGATGATGCTGTCGTCGAACGTGACGCGCACCTCGCCCTCGTCGGGCAGCTCAACCCCGAGCGAGCGCGACGCGGCCATGACCGCACGGCAGATGCCCGCTATCGCGCCCTCCAGGGCATGCTCGTGCCGGCGTATGTTGCGCATGAGCGCCGAGTTGTCGGCCGACACCTCCGTGGCCGTCTTCACGTACCCCGCGCCGTCGAAGTCGAAGTACCCCAGCCCGAAGCCCGTCAGGTCGCCGAGCATCTGCAGCGCACACCTGAACGCCCTCACCTGCGCGTCGGTCCGAAGCGCCGGCGCAAACTCCTGAATCGTGTCCTCCGTGCTCATGACCTTCCTGAACACGGTGCAGTCCTGCCGCCCGAACGGTATCGAGACCTTCCTACCCTTACCGTCCGTCTCCTGGTCGAACATCACGTCACTGAGGAACACACGCATCTTGCCATTGTCCACCTCGGAGATCATCGCGTCGAAGGCGAGGTCCACCGCCTGGATCGCGTCCACCGCATCCGCGAACACGCTCTGCCCGTACGGGCTCATGTCCACGCGCGTGTTGTCCACGGCGGGCTTGACGATTGCGAAGGTGGGCCACGGGCTCCCCGTCTCGTACACGGGGCACACGCCCGTGGGCGCGACCTCGTTGCCATGCTCGTCAAAGCACACCGTGACGATCCGGTACCCGCCCCTCCCTGCGCTCTCATAGGGCGAGAAGGACAAGCCGCCCGTATCAACCCCTCCAGCCTCGAGAGATGAGGATGCCGAGAAACCCGTCCCGCCGCCACGCAGGTGCATCTGCAGCTGGTCGACCACGCGTCCCCGGTAGAACGCCCGCGTGACGAACGCACACTCCGTCACGCCCTCCTCGTCCCACGTGAGCGGGATCACCATGCGCGCGTCGTAGTGCCGGATGCGCACGTTGCCCGCGTCCGCGTCCACCCACAGCGCCCACGCGCCCGTCCCCATGCCAAAGGCCCTCACCACGGTTGCCTGCGCCGCCGCCATGAAACCGCTTCGGGCGAGAAACCCCTCTAACCAGTCCGTGCACTCCTGCGCCCCGCACACCACCTGCGTCTTGTCGTTCAGGAGCAGCGACCCCCACTCCCGGCACACCCGCATCGCAGGATGGATCGAGCGCCTGTGCACCTCGTACACGCGCCCAACGCCGTCGGTGTCGTGATAGTCGTAGAACGACCCGCACGCCTGCATCCACTCGTGCCACGCGCGAATGTGCGGCTCCATCGCCTCGAGCGGCAGCGCGAACCCGAGCGCCCGCAGGTACTCCCGCACGTGCTCAGGCACCCAGTACTCCTCCTCATACGCCTGCCCCATCTACATCGCCCTCCATCGCTTACGCCCAACCGGCTCCCCTGGCAACTCTTCCAGCCTTCGCCCCTTTTCATTCGCTTGGCGAGAAGAACGTGCTGCCTCCGCCACACGCTGCCGCATATCTCTCCCATGAACCGCTGGCTTTGGTTTTGGATGCCGAGAATCCCGCCCGCACATCCACGGCACATCGCATCGTCCGTCCTCCCCGCGTTTAAACTGGCGAGAAGAACGTCCGCTACCTCGTGTTTTCAGTTGTCGACTGAATATGTCGAGAAGCACGCTCCTCACCCCCTCAGCACGTCATCCATCATCGCGTAGCGAACTGCGTCGATGGAGTGGTCATCACCGTCGGGAATCTCGTCAATCCAGCGCCCGTCGCGGTCGCGCAGGAACTCCTTGCACATGAACTCCTCGAACGTCCTCGGGCACCGGGCGGGGTCGATGACGATCTCCCTCAGGCCGGCAAGCCAGTCGTAGGAGAGCCGGCGCATCCGCGACTTCCTCGCGGGATGCACGCGAATGCCAAGCTCGCGCCGCCACGTAGCCATCTGCACCTTTGAGTCGGGTGTGTCATCGCACCACACCATCTGGTCATGGAAGTAGGGCTCCGCACCTGGCTCGTCGGCGTAGGTGAGCGCGTTCACCACGATGCGGCCGGTATCGGCGGGCATCATTTTGTTGGCCGAGTGCTCCTCGAAGACCGTGAGCCTGCGCGCGCCCGGCTCCCAGCCGCAGCGCACGAAGCGCCACGGATCGGGGAACCAACCCCAGTCCACGCCGTTTCGGACGCGCTCGAAGCCTCGTACGCGTTCGTCGGTGAGCCTCGCCTCCACGATGTTGTCAAAGACCGCACCGCCGGTCCCAGTCACCTCGCCGAGGTACTCCCAGCGCCACGCGCGCTCGTTCTCCTCGCGCAGGTACTCCGCCTCCTCGACGAAGGGCGCGCCGAGCCATCCCGGGCGAGTCTCCACCACATCAAGGTACGAGGAGCGTCGAACAAGCGTGTCCGCCCGGCGCCTTCTCTCGACGCACTCCACGTTCACCCAGTTCCACATCGTCTTGGGCGGGTTGTAGCTGTAGAAGATCCAGAAGTCCTCCCCACCTCGGCGCAGCGAGTTGAGGATCGAGCGAACCGCCTCGATGCCGTCAAACTGGTCGAGTTCCTCGAACCACGTGATGGCGCAGTACCCGCGCGTGAACTTCACGCCCTTGAGCTTGAGCGGGTCATCAGCGCCGCGGAAGACGATGCGCTGCCCCGTGGGCAGATAGACGATCTCCATCGGCGAGAGCTTCGCCTTGAAGTACGCCGAGAGCCCCAACGCCTCAATCGCCCAGAGCACCTGCTGGTACACCGAGTCGCGCAGCGTGTTGGAGAAGCGCCGCACCACGCACGCGTTCGCGTAGGGAAAAGCCACAACGAGAAGAACAATGCACAAGCTGATGAAGCTCGACTTCGTGCTCCCTCGACCGCCATGCAGCCAGTAGTGCGTATGCCCGTGCGCCATGACGTCACCGAGCACGTCGTGGAAGCGCGGGATACAGAGGTCGGCGGCACTAACCATCGACACCACCCGCCTCGTCCCCGGGCTCGTCCTCATCGGCCTCCGGCCTCGCCGCGCTAACCGCCACGCCGAGTACAATTTGCGGAGCCGCCTCGGCGCGCTCGCCCTTGTCACGGGTAGCCTGTGCGTACTCGTCGGGATACTTTCGCTCCAGGAGCCACGCAGCCGCCGTCCACTGGCCGTTCTTCTTGGTAGCCGCCTCACGGATGGTGGTGAGAAGCGTCCGCTTGTAGTCAGCTTCTGCCTTTTTTAGTGACTCGCCTAACGCGCGATGCAGCCTCCCGCTCGGCTTGGAGAGCCAGCGGTACAGCGTTGCCTCGTGAATGCCCACCGCCCGGCAGATGTCCTTGTTGGAGAGGCCATCACCTTTGAGTGAGGCCATCTGCTGGATCAGTTCCTCGGTGAGCTTTGCCCTCATGCCGGGCACCTCCCTCCGTGACAAGCCCACATTCGTACAGGCTCATTGTCCGGAGGTGTCACAAAGAAGGCGCCCTGAAAGGCGCCTAATGAGTGGGCTCAGGAATCAAAAGAGCTTCTTGAGGATGTCCAAAACACCTCTAGCATCCGTAACTGTTTGGGACCTGCTCTCCGAATCGCCATCATCGTCGTGATAGGAGTAATCGACCCGAACGCCAGGCTCGTCAGTGAACGTATATGTTGTCGACTCTTTGTAACGGTAACGACCATCCGAACTAAAGCCAACACCGCTAGCACTCTTCGTCCTGCTTTTCCCTTTGTAATCAGTCTCGTACGAGTCGAGGAAACGATCGAGCATGAGTGCATCGTCATCGGACATGCGTGTGTGGCTAATATCAAGCCGTTCTCCTATACGACTGCGAAGCCGTTTCTTCTCGCTCTTGTCCATAATCGACCTCCTTTACACGAGGTTTACCTTGCAAATGATTCTACCCACGCTCCCGCTTGCCCCTCAGTCCATGCTTGCGCATGAGTCGCGAGTTCTGCTGCCGCAGTCGCGCGTACTCCCGGCGCGCCGCCTCAATCTCCGGGCCCTCCTCGCACCCTTCGGCCTCGCGACGCAGAAGCTCGTTGAACGCCCTTTCCTCGGCAACGTGCGCCTCCTCCGTACAGCGCGGGCACATACCACTCTGACGGTTCAACCGCACGCCGACGGCACCGCACTGAGGGCACACCGCCCTCACCCGTAAGCTCGCATGGATTCGCGATGCCTGCATCTCAATCGCTCGGACGGTTCTCTCCACGCCGTAGCGCCTACGAATCTCCTCGCGCACCGCCTCAGCGCCCCGGTATCCCAGCTCGCGGATCACGTCGTTCTGTCCGGTCGTCCATGCGCTCATAGGGTCGGCCCCACAAAGCCTGTCAGAACCTGTGAAAGCAAGGCACGGGAATCAACGCCATAGAAAAGGTTGTCAAGCAACCTTTCTATAGGTGTTGATTGCCTAGCTTTCCCGCACCCATTGCCTGTCAATTGACGAGCTTGACAACCCTCGAGCTTTCTCTGACAAGCTTTCGCGCTACTCATCGGCACCGCTCACCTCCAGCAAATCGGTGCCAAGCGGCGGTTGCCAAGCCGCCCAGGCTATGTGGTTGCGCTTCTGGCCCTTGCCGTCCACCCGCATCTTCACAAGCTGATACTCGTCAAGGTCGATGAGATAGTCCTTGACGGTGTTCACAGAAATCGCCGTGACGTTCTGCACCGTCGAGAAGGGCACGGGTTCTCCGCCATTCTTGTCGAGAAGCTCCTTGATCTTCTTGCGCACCTTCTCCTTGCGCTTCTCCTTCTGTGCGGTCTTCTTGCTCGCCTCAGCACGCCGAGCAGCCTCACGCGTGGGCGCCTTGTCGAACTTGCCACTCTCATCACGAAAGAACATCCCGTCGATGCGCACAGCGTTGAAGTCGAGGTTCTTGTTGGCCTTCGACTTCTTGAAGCTGCGAAGATCGGTCGATACGCGCACAACCACGGCGCCGTCGGGAAGGTCCGCAGCATCCTCCTCGCTCGGGGCAAGCTCGGTGAGCGACCACATCGCACTGTAGTTGCGTCCCAGGGTACCCGCACCGCTTACGCGATCGCGGGCCTCCTTGAGGTCCTGCGGCCCCTTGCTGAAGTGGTGCATGTAGATGACACCGGCTCCAGTTTTGCTCGCAATCATCTTGAGGTATCCGAGCGTCGTCCTCGCGTCAGCGTTGCTGTTCTCGTCACCCGCAAACAACGGGTAGATTGGGTCAATGATGACAACGTCAGGACGATAACCGCTTCCACAGACTACCTCGGCGATGTCCTTGACTGTCATCTCCGGGCTATCGTCCGTGTGGGCGATTCGCACGTGCGAAGCAACATCAGCGGCAATCCCATATGCGAGAGATGCCTCGACGATGCGGTTCACGTACTCCGCCTGGTTCATCTCGGAGTTCACCACGAGAATCCTCTCGCACTGCGTGAACTCGAACCCGAGAAGACCCGTACCCGTCGCAAAGGCCACGACCATTTGAGCGGCAAGGAATGTCTTGCCGACCTTGGGCGCCGCACCGACAAGCATGATGCCCTGCTTCCGAAAGGTATTCTCAATCAGCACGGGCGGAAGCTCCTGCAACTCGGACGGCATGGGAATAAACAAGTTCTCGAAGCGCGCTGCGACGTCCTTCTCCTCTTCAGCGTCCTGGTCACCAGCATGAGGACGATGCGCCTCCGCCCAGCTGCGGAAGTCCCGCGCACCCATGTCCGTGCCGAGAAGCGACTGTCGCTCCGTCCCTCGGTTCGCCCCCGCCAGCCTCGTCAGACGGCTCGCGTCCTTGTTGGCGGCGTCAACCTTGAGCCCGGCGGCGTCACAGAGCTCGTGCAGCAGCCGCACGCGATCCTCATAGTGGTTGGGTCCGTCTGCCTCCACGCGCACCAAGGCATGGACGGACTTTCCGCCGCTCTTGGTCAGCGTCGTGATGGGCAGGTCGAGCTCGCCCATGATGCGAATCTGCTCGTCGACGGAAATCTCGTCGCTCTCTATGAGGGCGTGCCGCCACGCCGTTGTCTTGCCCTTGCCACGCCCCGTCCCATCGGTGGGGTTCTGGCAGACCCATATCCCCGCCTCAGGCTCGTATCCGTCGAGCACGCCTCCGAAGCCTTCGCTCTGTAGGCGCGCGATGAGGTCGTCGCGCTCGTAACAAGCGCCGCCATCCGCGGGCCCCCACTTGCAACGCTTCTCCGACCACTTCGCCCGCACGGAGAGATTCACGTACTCGCCCGGCTCGAAGAGCGCCTCGAGCTGTGCCACGGCCTGCTGCACCGGCGAGAGGTCTATGGCGGAGGGCAGGACAGTCGAAGGAACCTGGACAACAAAGCTGTCGGAGGCGTCCTCCACCCAGCCCGCACGTTTCGCGTGCCAGAAGAGCGTCCCGGCGGTGATGCGCCCGTCTTCGCTCACATGCTCGAAGAGCTTGCGAGCCTGCGCCTCGTCATAGTTGTCCGGATCGGATGCCGACCACTGAAGAAAGGTATCGACGTCACCCCCGGCGGCCTTATAGCTGATGCCAATGTTCTTCCATGTTTCGTAGTCTCGCGGCGGCACCATGGAGAGAAGTGCTCTGTCGGCACGCTCTTTGGAGACAGCGCGTCCGTTCATGCCCCATCGCCGCCCGGGAGCCTGTGACGTGCCCTCACAATGGAGACGCAGCAAATGGTAAGCTGTGCCCGCAGCCCCTTAGGGGTTGCACTCCAAGCGTCCGCCGTGCGCCGTCCTCGCCAAAAGACAAGCACGGCGGGCGCATTATTCCGGAGACTCATGCGTCACCGCCCATCACATACTCAACAAATCGCGGCTTCGGCACGAACCACTGCCTGCAACCCACCTGCACGGCGGGGATCTTGTGCTCTCGACAGAGCTTTCGCACGTACTCGACTGTGAACCCGGTCAGTTCCGAAATATGCGCGGGGGTCAGCAGGTCAGGATATGCCGAGAAGAGCGTGGTCCCTTCGTCTTTATCCGCAACCATCGTTACCGCGTCCTGTTTTCGCGAAGACGCCATCACGCCACCTCCGAATCCTTCACCTCGTGAAACAGCAGTGAGGGGTCGCCTTTCCATCCGAGCGCATGAACGATTTTCTCGACCTGCCCGGGGTAGGGGCGCAGCCTCCCGTTCACGATTTGGGACACGCTGCTCACATGCAGACCCGAGAGCCGTGCGAACTCGCTGAACGACCCGCGCTTCCTGATCTCTCGCTTCACCAACAGCTCAGCCATCGTCACCTCCAATTTGGTGTTGACGTTTGTCAGAATTGATTCTAAAGTAGCTATTAACGGCAAAGCTTTTGTTAACGGTAAAACGTCATTATTGGTTGGATTCGAGCAAATGAAGGTTTCATACATCAATGAAGGGATTGCTCTGGCGTGGCCAGAGGCCATGGAGGACAAGACCCCCTATGACATCAAGCGCGTCGTCTCCGACATGCTCGCGGTGAGGACAACCAAAGACGTCATCGACTTCGTCCTCAGTACCCCGGCGTCGTTCTTCAAGGACATTGTCAACGTGGCGTCCCGCACCCCAATTTTCGAGAATGACCTAGTTCACTACAAGCCCGTCCACGCATTCAGAGGCAACGTGCTCGACCTCGTTGAGCGCATCTACCCTGACATCGAGATTCTCGACATGCTCGTGGTGAAGTCAGGCGAGCTCGGGACGTATGTTGAAAATTACTTGCTTGCAAAGCCGCGCGACGATGAGCCGGTCTATGCAAACGTGCTTTATCCACCAAAGCGATTCTACGAGATTCACTTCAGCACGATTGAAACGCTGATCTTGAACGTGCAGGCCGTTCTACGTATGGCAGCAATCGCAAACGGAGAGCAGCCCCTAAACGGACTGGAGATTATTCCCCTCAAAGGCAATGTGCCGGCAGTCGCGATCGACACGGGCCTTTCCATCAGCTCCGACATGAACCGAATCCCCGCGCAACACCCAAGCTACAAGACCTACTTCAGCGAGAAGGAAACGAAGGCTCTCAAGGCCGAGTTGGCTGAAATGGGAATACGGGAGCTATGCCACATCTATCACGGGAAGGGCCACGGTAGCGTCTTCCTCTACCCAGAAGGCATGTCAGACCAGGAGATGGCGGCAAACATCTTCACCTCCTTCATGAACAGTCTCTTCGAGAAGGGCTCTGAGCTGATGTATGTCGGCAACACCTTCAAGATAGAGAAAACGAGCAAGGGCTTCAGGGTCATCGACTGCCCCTGGCCCCTGCGCGACATGTACCGGCAGGCAGCCGACCTCGCCGCAAGCAACAGCGTCAAACTTTGCCCCCATTGCGGCAAGCCTCTCCTCTCCGACAGATCCCGCGGCAACGAGGCGATGTACTGCTCAAGGAGCTGTAACACCAAGGCCTCTGCTCAACGGCGGGAGACCACGTACGCGCTTGCAGCGTCGGGCGCCCCGCTGGAGGAGGCAATCGCCCGAATCGGATCCCGCTACGAGCAGAGCGTCCGACGCTGGTACCAAGAGGCGAAAGAGCTGCTTGACTAATGCCCACCCCGCCCCATAGGGGCGTGATGGAATAGCAAAAGACCTGCTCACGACGCTCGCCAACCAAGGAGGTGAATGTAATGGCAAAAGGAGACGGAAGCATTACGGAGGTAAAGAAGCCCGACGGAACCAGCTACGCCCCCAAGCACTGGAAGGTTCGCATCGACCTCGGCACGAACCCCGTCACCGGCAAGCGTGACGTGATCTCGCGTAACATCAAGGGCACCAAGTCCGACGCCTGTAAGCTGCGCGACCAGCTCAAGGCAGATCTCGAGTGCGGTCTGTCGGCCAACGCCGACAAGATGACCTTCGCCGAGTTCGCAGAGCAGTGGCAGCAGGCACGAGAGACTGCGGCAGAGATCAGCAAGACGCGCCTGCGCCGGGAGCGCACCATCGTCGAGGACATGTGCTCCTACATCGGCGGTATCAAGCTCCGGGACATCACCGCCCAGACCATCGAGGGGCTCTACATGAAGATGCGCTGGGACAAGACGGAGGAGAAAGGCAAGTGCAGCGGCACCACAATGAACATGATCCACAAGCTGCTCAAGCAGATCCTCTCGCGGGCCGTGGACTACGACCTCATCCTGCGCAACCCCGCCGAGAAGGTCAAGGCACCGCGATGTGACATGCCGGACCGCCGCTCCCTCACCACTGCCGAGGCAAGGCAGCTGCTCACAACCATCGACGAGGCGGAGGGCGAGGCCTATGCGTCCCGTGACGCCATCGAGGAGCGACAGGAGCGGCGAGGCGACACCTCGGAGCGAAGCTACCTGCGAGGCCTTTCCGGCATCGGCAACGTCATGGCCGCACGCATCGGCCTCGCAACCGGAATGCGGCGCGGCGAGGTGCTGGGGCTCACATGGGGCCACATCAGCTTTGCGCGGGGAACCATTCGCGTCACCCAGTCGGTCACGACCTACGGTGAGGTGAAGGAGCCGAAGACCGAAGCGGGCAAGCGCGTCATCGCAGTGGACGAGAAGACCATCGAGCACCTGAAGCGCTGGAAGCAGTTCCAGCGAGAAGAGCTCTCCATCCTGTCGCTTGACCAGACGAGGGACACCCCCGTCTGCTGCAACGACAAGGGCGGGGTCATCGCCCCGACAAACTTCTCGCGCTGGTGGCGGTCCTTCACGAAGGACCACGGCTTCGAAGGGCTGAAGTTCCATGAGCTCAGGCACACCCAGGCAACGCAGCTCGTTGCCAGCGGCATGGACATGAAGACCGTTCAGCACCGGCTTGGCCACGCCTCAGCAACCCTGACGATGAACCTCTACGCCCACGCACTGCCCGAGAACGACGCCCAGGCGGCACGGCTCATCGGCAACCTGTTTTCCGAGACGCCGAGCGAGGCTTATAGGACAAAATGTGTGTCCGGCTAG